CCCCCCTTGTGGGGGGCTGCCTAATGTCGAAGTTTTCGACGCCACATGTATGTCAAATGGCACCACTAGAGAGAGTTGGTCTCCTGGAGGTAGTGAAACCTGTGTATCGATCCCGCAAGGGGATTGGTCACCGGGCACTCCTCCTGGAGATTCGTATATATTCGTTAAGTACCCTCAAAAGTACTATTTCGAAGCATATACGCCCAACTCCTCGCCTGACCATAAATCTTGGAAGAGTTTCCAGCATTATAAGGCTGTATTCTCCCCAGGAGGGTCGGGCGGGTTCTCAGTCCAACCTTCGGACCATTTAAATCCGTTAGGTGGGATGCCGGAGTCGAAGGGACGTTATCACGTGTATATACACCGTGATCCGTTCTTCGGCTGGGTGGGCTTGGGCGGGTCTGTGACATATGCTCCACATCTGGAGCATCCAGACCTGTATGACTCGGGACTTGAGGAGGGTTTTATCCCTTCCTTTGGTAACGAGTTTGCCTATGCAACGTCCTGCCTAAAGCAGATGTTGCCAGGCATAAAGCCTAAACTCTCACTTCCGAATACTCTATATGAGTTGAAAGATATGAGAAGTTTAGGTCGTACGCTTAGCCGTGTACTGAGCTTCTTCCGGCCATCAGGCAAGAAGAGCAAATGGACATTGGCTAAGTTGCTCGATGCGGGGGTCGACGTATTCCTTCAAAAGGAATTCAACGTTGATCCTCTCATCTCGGACCTGAACGGGTTATACCGTTCGGTGTCGTCCGCAGAAAAGGAATTGTCCTCACTCCTGCGTGATATCGGAAAACCCCAGCGACGCCATTCTGGCAAATCCTGGGTGTGTATTCCGGAACAACCTGAAGTGATGCACATAATCGAGCGTTCGGGGGATGCTTTCCCCTTAGCTTGTTTATGTCAAAGCTTCTCTAAGGTTGGACCGGCGTACGCAAAACTACATTGCGAAATCGAGTATACGTATAGTATACCCGACCTCCAGGCCGAGCATGCTCGGCTGCTCGCACTTCTCGATAGTCTAGGGGTCAATTTAAACCCTGCGATTATTTGGAATGCGATTCCGTGGAGTTTCGTGATAGACTGGGTAGTGAACGTAAGTTCATTCCTCAATCGATTCGCGATACGTAATATAGAACCGATCGTACACATACATCGCTTCTTGTATAGTGTAAAGGTAACAAGGTCTACGCAGGCCTACTTGACAGTAGGCATGAATGGACACAAGATGCCCTATACTATCCGAAGAAGTATGCCGACGGTGGTTGAAGAAGCGTATAAACGCGTCGCTCAGTCACCTGAGGCAAGCTCAATTGTAATGAGCGGGCTGGACCCACGTGAGTTCAGTCTTGGTGCCGCGCTGGCCTACAGTGTAGGGCGGCGTAGGTATCGAAAAGTCGTGGCCATAAGGCTACAAAAGTAGGGTAGAAACCCTTCTTTCACAAAAAGCATGCTACCAAACACGCTAAACACGAATGAAGTAAAGAATGCTTCGGCGGCGGAAGTTGAATTCCAACGCCTCAGCACTACGAACCGCAGCACGGTTTTTGGACAAATATCCGAGACCCCTGCTCAGCCCCACCGCTTAACGATTTCCCACCTGGAAACAGGTACGGGAATGAAGTTGCGGAGGCGAAGCCTCGTCAGAGTGGACAAAACTGTCATCTCTGGCGTCGACTCCGTCACACCGATAACGGTGTCAGCCTATGTGGTCATGGACATCCCAGTGGGAGCCATGTCTGCAATGACTGAGGGGACCAACGTCCTCGCAGAGTTAACGTCGTTTGTTGCCACTCTTGGCACTTCGACGCATCTCTACGATGGGACGGGGAACGGTTCCGTGGCCTTGCTGACCGGCGGACTGTAAAGTCCTTAAGGTTAGCCAGGCGCTTCTGGTACTAAACGTACCAGCGAATGTGTGGGGGTGGTTCTCACCCCCACTGATGTCTATGCCGTACGTGGTGCGGCTGACAGAGACAGAGACTTACGTTTCGTAAGTCAGTGTCCAAATGTCAGCAGCATACTGGGGTATAGGGAAGACTCGGATATCTCTGCCAGAAATGACATAGGTACCCGACCATCCGTCGCCAGAGGCGAAGTAGCTCCGAAGAGCTATTGCTTCCTCTAGCGGCATTATCACCGAGTTCCGTGTATCGCTCCACGCCAACCCCCCAAGAAGGACGGCCCTTCCGGGCTTTCCATTGGGGATAGTAAACGTGGGGAGATGCAACTGGGACTTGGACTTGCTTAATGTAGTCATATGATTACCTTAGGTGTACATTCGTACTTCGGGAGTCACATAGTGTGTGCATGCTCTAGGAGTTAATCCATATGGATAACAATAAGAGCCTAGATGTAGTTAAACTCATCTCAGCACTTCTATGTGATGTTTCTAACACACATGGCGGTGTCTTCGACTCACGAGCTTGTTCTCTTACCTGTAAACAGGTGGAAAAACGAGTTCGGTTAGAAGGGATAGGTTTTCTCACGAAAACCTTACCCCGTCTGGGCAAGGCCTTAGATAAGGCCCTCTCTGAAGATACTCCTCTGAACGCTGCCAAGCTTAACTTTTCAGTTAAGCGCGGCACACAACTGCCAAGATTTCTTGGTGAGTTGTTTCAAAGGGTTCTTCACCCCGACGGCACGGTCCTTCAAAACCCGTGTGTCCCTAGCATCAGAGCGCTACGGCTGATCCTCTACTTGTTTTACAAGTATGAACTGCCATACGCCCCAAAACAGGAACAGGAAGTTCTTGCAAAGTTTGAAGAAACCGAGCAAGAACTGCAATCCGTTACCAGTACTGTACGCTATTATAGCCGCAGTACCGGAAATCGTGATTACTCTCGGAACAGTAGCTATAAAGCAACTGATCAAGAGACGTTAATACGCAAGGCTCAAATGCTTCTTTGGAAGCTTTTCAGCCTTTTTGATCCCACTGATATAATTCCAAAACATGGACCTGGGGCTGTGTCAACTCGACAGAGCCTTTGGAACAAGTTTAATTGGGAAAATGTCAGTGGACGGATAACAAGACAGTACCCTTTAGATGCATATTTCTTTGCATCTCAGGGAGCTGTCTGTGATCGTCTGGATAGGATTAACTCCCTCACAGACAAGGATCTTCCTGCGCGAGTTTGTCTCGTGCCGAAAGATTCGCGTGGGCCTCGTTTAATTTCTTGCGAACCCGTTGATTATCAATGGATTCAACAAGGATTATTGAAGGCCCTGATTGCCCTAGTGGAGGGACACGAACTGACGAAGTTCAATGTCTTCTTCACAAACCAACAGCCCAACCAGTTTGGTGCCCTAATCGGGTCCAAATATGGACGGTACTCTACCCTTGACCTGAAAGAGGCCAGTGATAGAGTAACTGTTGAGTTAGTTCACCTGCTGTTTCCAGAACACATATGTGATTATCTGATGGCATGCAGGAGTTCGGGAACAGTGCTTCCTGATGGGCGAGAGATAAAACTCCTAAAGTTTGCGCCAATGGGGTCAGCTTTATGCTTTCCCGTAATGGCGTTAACCATATGGAGCCTCTTGTCAGCAGGAGCACCTGATGCATATACGCGAAAGCGTATATTAGTGTACGGAGATGATGTAGTGGTTCCAACAGCGTATGCTGAGAACGCCATCATAATACTCGAGTCTCTTGGCCTTAAGGTCAATAGAGATAAGAGTTGTATCAAAGGATTCTTCAGAGAATCCTGCGGCGTCGACGCCTTCAAAGGCGAAAACGTCACACCTATCCGAATAAGGAAGGTTTGGTCGTCGTCTCCCAGTCCGGGTCCCTATGCCTCGTGGATTAGCTATGCTAATTCATTTTGGGATAGGAAGTACTACGCTACCTACGATTACATCGCAGGGTTACTCTTCTCAGTTTATGGGAAGATTCCGGCGAAAGACAGTCAATTAGACTGTCCAAGCCTTGCGGAAGTACCAGATCAATGGCGACCGAAGCGATCTCGTATTAACTTATCCCTGCAAAAGCGGGAATGGCTCGTACGAGATGTTCAGTCAAGAACCATTAATCATTCTATGGACGGGTGGTCTATGCTTCTTAGGTATTTCTCTGAATCAGAGAAGCCTAAGGGGCTCATCATACCGTTCGAGCGTGAAGGTTCTATAAAACTCCTGTATAAGGAGTTTCCAGGGCTATTCGACAGAGAATGTCGAAAGCCTTTTCGAGTCCGTCAGTACACGAAGCGAGATACTAGCATGCTAGTATTTCGTTGGCGATGAG